CGTTGACGCACGTGGCGACAAGCAGCCCGTGGACCTCAGTGTTGGCCTGTACAAAGACGCGGCTGACGCCGGCCTGTCCTTGAAACAGCACTTGTCCAACATCTATCCCACCAACGCCGAGAAACACGGCTCCGCCTTTGAACAGGTGCTCGAGCAGTGCGGTATCTTCGTCAAGGGCAACAAGGAGTTCGGCATCAAGGCTTCGTCCATGGACGACGTGTTGAATCCGAAGGAAGCCGCCAGCGCGATCACTCGTGACGGCGTTCCTGCTTCGCGTTTGCTGTTCCCTGCCGTCGTTCTCGACGTGATCGAGGACAAGTTGGCTGTGGACTATGACACCAACCCCAGCGCGCTGACCTCCATGCTGGCTCAGGACATCTCCATCAACGGCGATCGTTGGGAGCGTCCAGTGTTGAACTTCAACAACCCTGAAGCTGCTCGCGGCGCCGCTGTCAGCCAGTTGGCATTGCCCAACTCTATGCTGACGATCACTGCCAGCGACAAGAGCCAGCGCATCCCGAACTGGGCAATCGGCATGGAGATTTCTGAGCAAGCTCTGAAGTCCACCACCCTTGACCTAGTTGGTTTGGCTGTGTCTCGTCAGGCTGCTGTCGAAGGCAACGAGCGCGCCAACGCGTTCATCCTGTCGTTGCTCAACGGCGACACCGATCTGGGCATGGCCGCCCTGAGCACCATCGCTGGCAAGGTGCAGACCGCTGCGTCTATCGACGCTGCCGCAACTGCAGGCCTGACCCAAAAGGCTTGGATGACATGGCTGACCCAGCGCACCAACAAGCGCATGATCACTCATGTGATTACCGATCTGGCCGGCGCCATGATCATCGAGGCTCGCGCCAACAAGCCCGTTGTCACGACCGACAACCCCAACAGCAAGCGTATCGACACGCTGTTTGAAGTGATCAACCCGAACTGGCCTGGCCAAGTGAAGGTGTTCATCTCCAATGACGCCAACTGGCCTGCCAAGACCATCATGGGTATCGATAGCCGCTACGCTATCACCCGCGTGAAGTCTCTGACCGCCCAGTACAGCGCCATCGAGCAGTTCGTTCTGAAGCGCTCCACCGCGATGCGTATCGACAAGGGTGAGTTGGTCTACCGTCTGTTTGACGAGGCCTTCGAAGTTCTGACTTACGCTTAAAGCGTAGCCTGAAGTAACCCGGGGCGAGTCTGCGAAAGCACCTCGCCCCTTATACGCTCAAACACCCATGGCAACATCAAAAACAAGCTCTGAGCCCAAGGTCGAGAAGGTGTGGGTACGCACCGTCAACGCCCCAATGCTCCACCTTTACACCAATACGTGGCTGACGCACGACCCCAAAAAGGTCGAGGTTGACGCCTTCGTTCGCGCCCAGCTAGACGCTGGGAAACTCGTCGTCGTTGACGAGCCTTAATTGCAGGGCCTTTCCGCATGTCTCTGACCTCTTACTGTGAGTTCAATGAAGTGCGTTCAGCCCTTGGGGTGAACGATATTGAGTTGACTGACAGCGTGTTGGCCCTCCCCGTTTACGAGATGGGCCTGATCCGGGAGCTGAATCGGCTCTCGACGTCATTGAATGCGGCTTTTTTGACCATTCACGCGAAGAGCTCGTCTGCGCGACTGACTGGGGAGGCTACGTTACATGATGCAGTTCGTCTCTTCAGTGTCTATGCTGCAGCCCGACAAGTGGGTGTCTCTCTTGCCAACTTCGCGCCGAAAGACGTCGGAGACGGAAAGGCCACTGTTAGCCGATACGCCGGCGAACCTTTTGAGAAGGTGATGGAGCGTGTGGAAGAGTACTACAGCGTCCTGCGTACAGAGTTGCGCACGGCCTACGACGACTACGCGAGCACGACATCTACTGTCACCCCCTCCACAACCCCCACGACATTCTTTGTAGCCTCCAAGCGTGGCTACGACCCCGTAACGGGGGCCTGATGCTGACGCTTGCACAAGCCTCCAGCTATTTCGACAGAACCCCCATACTGAGCGTCACTGGGGCGCACCTGTTCTACGGGCAGGTTGAGCCATATCAAGATTCGATGCGTGACAGCGCCACCGCCTACCGGCGCGTGCTCTCGGTAGCTCCCGGAACCGTAATTCCTTCCTCCCGACTCGTCAAGATACTCGGAAGCATCTGGGTCGTTGGTGACTCAGAGGTGGACGGGATGTCAGAAGCGTTCCGCGAGAAGTATGTGCTGCACCCAGCACCCACACAACTGCTTGTCAACCGCCTGTCAGCTCATGTTTCTGGCACAACCCCTGCAGCGGCGTGGGGTGACATGGTGTGGTTCAAGGATGGCAAGGAAGAGGCTCAATCCTCGCGCGCGGTCCCCGTGTACTCGGTGTACGCTTCTCTGGCTGCAGACATTCGCGAGTACGACATCATCAAGGTCGGCGCTCAGGGTTACCTGGTGGGGCATCCTCACACAATGGCTTCAGGCGTGCTCTCGGCAACCTGTGTGCACCTGGAGTTTGCAGTGGCCAGCGCCACCCTTGGCACGCGCACGTATGACCCTGTGCAGGGCAAGTACACAGCGACTGTCACGACCTCCGTACCCTGCCAGCGCATCAGGTGGCAGAGCCTGTACCTGTTCGATTCCCAGGCGTCTGCCAAGTACCAGGAGGGCGACTGCTCTCTGGTGCTGCCGGCGGGCACTGTGCTGGCCACCAAGGATACGGTGACCCTCGACAGTGTGCTGTGGAACGTCCTGTCTGTTGACACTCTCGGAGGGGCCGTGGTAGCCCACGGTCGATTGGGAAGTGCCGCTTAATCGGGAGATGGGCGAATTCAACATGGGTGTGGACCTGTGGGTGAAGCGCGTTAATGAGGTCCTTGTCGCAGGCTACAGAGACATTGTTTGGAAGATATTTCTCAGGATACTGCACGAGACTCCTCAGTACACAGGCAAGGCGGTCGCCAACTGGAACATCGGGGTGGGGATGCCTGACTACAACTTTGACCCTTCTTTCGGGGATGCCCCAGAGCTGGTGGATGATCCGACACCTGGAACTCCTTGGGATCATCCAATGGGCCGTTCATTTCTCGTCCCGGCACATGACAAAGGAGACCGGAAGTGGATTGAAAAGGCCAAGGCTCGTAACAGGCCAAAACTGCCGCTGATAAAGCGCGACACCCGCGTGTACTTTAACAACGCCGTCAGGGGTGACAACGACAAGGGAGCTACCACCTCAACCCTGTATATGGAGGAGTTGCAAGACCCTGCATATTGGGCTATCAAGTTGAGAGCAGTCAACCGTCCGTATGAGACAGCGCAGGAATCGATGATTGTTGTTTTTGAGTTGGAGAGTCGACTCAGAGGGTCTGCCTTCCGCCCCGGCGGCTCAAATTTTCAGGACTACGTATGACCCCAAAAGAATTCAGAGCCGCCGTGTTCGCAGAGATCCAGGCGTGGGCGCTGGCCAACTACCCCACACTGACCATCATCTACGAGAACGGCCCAGTTCCAGACGAGGACAAGATCGGTGCAATTTGGCTTGATGTCGAGGTGCGCTGGTACGGCGGGCATGTCGCCTCAGTGGGTACAACCCCTCGTATGCGCCAGTCGGGCGCGGTCTCTGCAGCCTGCTTCTACCGAAGCGGCGAGGGCACTGACCAACCCGACAGCATCATCGACTCTTTGTGCGCTTATCTGCAGGTGCGCAGGCTAGGCGCGGGAATCCTTGAGGCTCCGCAAAGAACTGTGCCGACTAACCTGCGTGGCTGGTACAAAACCGGCATGTTGCTGCCCTTCGTTCTAGGGTGACACGGGGGATTTACTTTTTTAGAAATTTCCCTAGTATCTCGTCATCTCGTCCCACAAGAATTTTTATAAGGACTCACCATGGCATTCGCATCTAACGCCTTCGGGCAGCTACGCTACATTTCTGAGCTCGCCCCTGGCGTTACCCCGGGCACCGGCAACGGCGTCAACCTCCGCCAGACCGGCCCTTCGATGAAGGCCTCTGTGTCTACTGTGAAGTCCAACGAAATTCGTCAGGACCGCCTGGCTACCGGCAGCACCCGCACTGACATGAATGTGGACGGCGGTTTCAACTTCGAGCTGTCCGGCAAGGAGTACGACCCGTTCCTGTGCAACCTGCTTGGTCAGGCAGCGTTCACGCACTACGGAACGTCTGGTTTCGGTACATCGTTCTCGATGACCACTACGGCCACGACCATTACTGCTGCAGTGGCCCCCACAACGACCTCCGCTTTCACAACGATTGCTGACAAGTCGTGGATCAAGATCATTGCTCCCGTGGGCGCGACTCAGGCAGTGAAGGACTACTTCGCTGACAAGTGGTTCAAGGTGTCTGGCACACCCACAACAACGGCAATTACGCTTGACGCAAGCACTCCGATCGTCGCTCCTGGCATCCTGACCGCTCAGGTCGGCTACTCCATCAGCCAGTCCTCTATCGTCAACGGCGCCACCTTCGGCACCTTTACGACTGAGTATGCATTGACTGATGTGTCCCAGTTCCTGACCTTTACAGGTATGCAGGTCAACAGCATGGACCTGTCTCTGGACGTCGGCAACATTGTTACCGGCTCGTTCGGCTTCCTTGGTCGTGGTCACACCATCCAAGGTACGACCCTGCTGCCGGGCTCTCCTGTAGCCTCCCAGACGCTGGAAGTGATGAACAGCGTGTCTGACGTCGGTGCGATCTACGAGAACGGCACCAGCATCCTCGGCGCCACCTCGTTCATCAAGGGCATGAAGCTCAGCATCAACAACAATGCTCGCGCGCAGAAGGCCATCGGTATCTTCGGCACAGTGGGTGTGGGTTACGGCGAGTTGGCCTTGAGCGGCACGATGGACGTGTATCTCGAGAACGCCACTTACTACTCGAAGTGGCTCAACGGCACCAACACCAGCCTGTCTGTGGGGGTCGCTGACGCCGCCGGTAACGGCTACATGATCGACTTCGACAAGGTGACCTTCAAGGACGCCGGCTTGTCGACTTCTGGCCGTGACGACGTGATGTTGTCCCTGCCGTTCGATGCCTTCTACAGCGCTACAACCAACCGTGGTATTCGTATTACCCGCTCGGTTGCCGCTTAATGAATCTGATGGGGCGCAGGCCTCAGCAGTAGTCGGGGTCCTCGGGCCCCATTTCCGTTCCCTAAAAATATAAGAAGCCCGCAAGATGGACATTTTCAATACCTACGCTACCGACGAAGTTGCTGAAGTTGAAGGCCGCTGGTTCCCCTTGGACAAAAAGACCAAGGTGCTGGTGGCTCGCACAGGCAACCCCAACTATCTCAAGGCCATCCGTCAGCGCATGAAGGACGCCCA